AAGCTCTTGGTCGATGACTGGTGTTTCTCTACGTGCCAGAAGACGAGCTTGCTGGGTGAGTAGATGTTCAACGCTTGAAGGAGACATAGTTCCTCGTTGGGTTGGATTGAGTTGAGTAGCAGTTTAATGTCATGCTTAGGACAAGGAGTGTCAGAGCCAGTTCTTGTTGATACAGTAGTCTGCATCACCGATAAAGCTGGTGATAGATACTAGCTGGTGTGTAGGTTTGGATGGGCATGTTTCTTGGTAGTGCTGGTTGAGTAGCTTCTGCCCGCCGACGGCCAGTAGCATGCCAGCACCAGTGCCCATGACAATTGCGAGAATAGGTTGAAGCATGGTGATTACTTAGAGGTGTGTGTCCACCCTTGCGGGTGGAGGGGGCTAGTACGTGTGTACTATTTAGCTAGCGGTATGTTAGGCATGATGACATTAGCTAAACTAATACGTATGCCATTGATTAACCTACCGGCTTGCTCTTTGGTCTGGTCTTTCTCCAAAGCCTTGGCAGCATTGGAGAGTTGATTAGCAATAGCTTTGCGGATAGCCATGGTCAGTGGTGTAACCACCCTCGGTGGGTGGTAATACTGAGTGGGGGATTCGATCCCCCGGCTCACGCCTGGTACTCAGTGGTGTAGACAAAGTTGTAAATGGAATCGCAGTCGAAACGCAAGCTCATCCTTTAACTGACGCTTCAGATTCTTAAAGCGACCTTCTTTAGTCGCAATGAATTGAAGAAGCTCCTCTAATTCTTGAGTCGTATATGTCGCAAGGATTTCAGTGGTGTTGTCAATAGCCATGATGTTGATAGGCAAGTGAATTGTCTGCGTGTTACAGATGCGCAGCCCCTGGTTATACATAGCCCTAATTGTTACGACAATCTTATTTGCCCTACCTAGATACTTAGCCTAAATGGGGATAAGAATGTAGTGATAGCAAGGGATTTGGGGTAAACGACACCAATGATGATGCGTATTGTACCATAAGTTATTAACGTAGTAATATTGAGTGACACTACAACGTAGACAGGTAACTTACAGTACCTTTAACGTCGTAATATACTCAGCGAGCGTAGCGAGCGGTGCTCACTATATCCTTATAACGTAGTCAGGTAACCCTTCTTACATTAAAGTTACTCGCATTGTTGTTACTACTAATTACTAGGTACACCCCACCCTTTCTTTTTTTCTATACGGTATCTACGTCGGGTAGGGTATGTGAGAAGAGTTGAGCAAATCATACCAAAATCAGGTCCAAAACTTGGTGCGTTATGTAAGTAAACCTCTACCTTGGCACAAATTGACCCACGGTGCGTTTATTGGATGTTACACCAAAACAAATAGGTTATTGCAAATTACAAAAAAATATAAAATCCTAAATATGTATGTGAAAGCGGGACTTTGCCCAAATATTTACACCAAAAAGCCGGGGTTTTAAGCCCCGGACTTTGTAAAAATAAACTTAAGTCTTAACCTTCTCTTGAACCTTTGTAAGCTTGCGTAGCTCGCACTGCTTTTCTAAATGCTTCTTCGTCTGGTAGCCCGTAAGCCAACTCTTTTTTGGCTTCGGTAACAAAATTACGCACTTCAAGGGAGTCTGCGCCTTCTTTGGCGCGTACCAATGCGTGTTCCTTGATTTTTTCAAGGGCTTCAACGCGTTTTTGGCGGACTCCTGCGTCCATTTGCGTTCAAAACTTGTGTATTTACTAAATATAAGTCATCTACTCTTTGGATGTTTGACTAATAGAATGTAAAAAGGCAATAATTGGTCATAGAGACAGTTCATGACTTCGTCATATCGCGATCCAAGGGTATCGGTGCCCATGTCCTACCCAACAGAGGAAGAAATACAACGTAAAGCGCAGGAACAACCTAATTTACTTGATATTGCTGGGCGTACAGCACTAGGCTTAGGTGTTGCTGCCCTTGCTGGAGCTGGTATCAGGGGCGTCATGCGCCGCAACGCAGTCAGACCGATCAGTGTAGAGGACTTAGGCGCCACTGCAGCACGTGCCGAGGAGAATGTACGTCGTGCAGCGCGTAATACACCACCGCCACCACCTCCTTCTAGGCCCGCCCCACCTGCTGGTGTAGGGCGTCAACAAGCCGCAGAAGAGTTCACGCGCCAAGCAAGGGCAGAACGTCCGGTTGGTATACAGCAAGTTAATATTCAAGACTTAGGTCCAACTTGGTACACACCAACCGCTGCCGAGAATAAAGCTACGTTGTCTTGGCTTGACAATGTTGTGCTTCCCACTGAGGAAGCTTTAACACGTCCCCGCTTACCTGGCGTAGTACAAACAGATTTGAGTAAGTTTCCTCCTCAATTCCGTTCTTATGGTCAAGTTCCTCAAGTTGCAGAGCAAGTAGCTTCTGAAGTTAAAGCCCTTCCTCCTGCTCGTACACCAAGTACTGACTTCTTACGTAATCAACTTGGCAGCCGTGGTTATATTGAGCAATCAATTTTAGACCGTGTAGCAGAGCAGTCTGCTGGTGACTTAATTGATGAGGTTACCGCTTTTAGTAATAAGGAAGCAAGAAGTGAGCTTGCAAGACAAGGAGCTAGTATTCAGTCACAGGAACGCAAGAACCTCTGGAACTTGGTAAGCGAGATTCAAAATGAAACACTTGTAGACAATCAACAAGCGCGTACTGGTTTCAACGTAGACCAAGCAATTAACGCACTAGACGCAGCAGAAGATCAACAAACTGGTCGTGTCAAGATTCAACTTCAACGGAATGAAGATCTTGACCTAGGTCAGGTTGAAGTGCTTGAAGATATTGCAAGTCAACAACGTAACTCCATGCTGGAGATGGATGAGCCCATCAATAGTGTTGCTGCTCAATTACCAGACGGTCTTCCTATTGACCAGGCGGAAGGTGCAAGTAATGCAGCTCAAGAATTTGTAACCACTGCCCTTGCTAAGCAACGCCCATCTAGAGAACCTTTACTTGATATTGAAAACAAAATGTATGACTTGGTTGCTACTGCTGCTGAAGGCGGTTTAAAACTTGAACCAAGACGTGCGCTTTCAATTTTAACCAACCCAGGTGTCGAGTTAACCACTGATGAAATTAATCTGTTTAGCGTTAATCCACAGATTGGTAAATTTGCCCTTAAAGGCCAAAGCTATGCACCTGGCGAAAAACAAACTGGTGGGATGTTAAGCCTGAAAGGTGATTTATTACAAAGCATTCCCAACATTGGTTCAGATCCTCAGTCTTCTGTGTATGACGCTGCCTCTGGTTCTTCAATTCGTGGGCGTTCCAGAGTTCAAAATCAACCTGATCAATTCAGGCAACGTCTTGATTCTTTGGGTAATCCTGTTAGGGAGGATGTAATGAGTGTTGATCCTGGTGGCACATTAACAATGTCAACTGGAGAAGAATTGACAGAACTTGAAATACCCGAAGAAGTAACTGCAAATTATAGGCGTCTAACAAGAAATCCAATTAGTGGAAAAATGGAAGAGGAGTATGCACCCAAAGGAATGCGGGCTATTTCAACGGTAGAGGGTAAGACTTATTATGTTCCAATTCAAGATCCAGGGGGAGTTGGTGTCTATGGGGAGGAGCGTAGTTATGCATCAGGCCCTGTTATTAAATATGACATGCCAGAGCAAGGACGTGTAGCAGGTGCTTATACCAAAGCCGCAACGCGTAAACCAACAGACATGCCTTTTACAGAACGCACTCAAGGCGGTTCTCGTTTCACAGGCTTAAACAGCGATCAGTTAAGTTCTTTTATTGCGAATGCACCTGAAGGTAAAGTTCGTGAAGCGGGCATGCGAGAGTTGGCGGGGCGCCAAGGGCTACAGATCAGTGAAGCGTTACGCCGAGGTAACATTGAAGGGAAAGACCCCCAAATGATTCTTAAGCAGTTTGGCATCGGAACTTGATTATGTCTGATAAAAAGAAAAAGCCAAATAAGTGGATTCAAAAAGCTGAGATGAAGGAAGGTGCGTTTACTGCCAAGGCAAAACGCAAAGGTATTACCTCTGCTCAACTACAGGAAAACGTTCTTGCTGAACCCACTAAGTATGATGACAAAACAGTTAAGCAGGCACGGTTGCGTCAAACGTTGGTAGGATTGCATAACAAGAAAAAGACTAAAGAATAATGGCAAGAGATGATCGCCTTGAGCTTGGTCGTTACCTAACCAACCCTTTCAACGAAGGCGGGCGTGTCGCTAGACAACTCAATTTCAATGACTTGTTTGCTTCCAAGCCATCAACAGGTGCACCCCCCTGGACACCCTCACGCTTTAAAGCGGAGCACTTAACTAATGCCTTGCAAACAAGGAAAACAACCCTTAACCCACGTCTTAGGTTTGTGGGTAATTCTCCTTTTTTTGACGATGAGAACCAACTGGATCCCAAGGATTATGAACTATTTGAGGGACTAGGTAGGTTTGATAGACCTGTAGCTTACAGCTTTGAGGAAGGCCGTGCACTTACGCGTAATCGCCCACAGAATCAACCTGACTTTAACCAAGAGTGGGTTGATGCTTACAACGTAAGTCCTACTGTTAATCCTGGCAAACGCGCTAAGAATCCAATGCCAAGGATGCGTAACCCAGATCCAAATGGCTACTTGATGTCAATGGCAGAAAATCGAGTTGAGAACGAGGCAGAAGATAAAGTATCTGTAGCTCAGTTGCTGCAACGTAAAGATTTAAACGTACGAGAGGAAGAGACTGAAGGCAGTCAGACAATAGCTGCAGACGAACAGAATATATCCCCCGGCAAGACTGTTGCTTAAATTGTTGACGTTAAAATAAATAGATAGATAAGTGAGATACAGTGCAGCTTGCCGGTCGCTTAGCAAAACAGATTGCCTCTTCTAAGATTGGCCAGAAGATTTTAGGCAATGAAGGTAAGGAGATATTGGTTCAAAATATTCCCGGTGCAATTACTGGTGGTTTATTTACGCTTGCTGCTGGTGGCAGTATCCCAGAGGCTGTGGGTACTGCGGCATTGGACATGGGTCTATCACTTGGGGGTGCACGATTAGCAGGCAAGATGGGCGCCCCTGGTACCAGACAAACAGCTTTACGTGAAAATGTTAAAAACGGCGTCAAAACTATTAATCGGGTAGAAGAATTCAAACCATCTGCTATGCAGAACATTGCAATGGGTGCTGGCACTGTTGCAGCGCCGGTTCTTATGGCATCTTTTGCGCCTGCCACTCAACTTGCCATGCAAGACCCAGCACTCTTGCAGCAGTTAACCACAGAACCTACTGTAATGGATCAAACAGCTTCACTGCAACAGCAGTTAATGCAGCGTCAGACGGTTAATGATCTACAAGCTCAATCCTTGTCTCCAGGAACAATGTTCCAAATGCAAGGAATTGAATCAACGTTGGGCCGTGGCATTGTAGCTGACCCAAGGTTGGATCCTTACGGTCTCTCAAGAGGGATGCAAAGATAATGCCAAACATAAAAGGTATTTACCAAGATATTAAAAAAGGAGTCAGAATAGCTGACGAAGTACAACGTAAGACAGCAGCAAATATTGAAGGCGGCCTGGGATATGGACAAAGTATTTTTGATCCTCGTTTTAAAGAAAGCCTATTAAAACAGGGAGTCAGCGCCAGGGAGACACCAGCTCAGTTTGTAGGTGCTTATACATCACGCCTTTTGGTGGACGCTGCAAACGATGGCTCACGCACTTACTGGTGGCGTTACAACCACCCACTTGCTGTTGCGCAAAAAGGAGTTGAGTATGGGGTTAACCCTATTGCCTCACCAACGGCACGTGCTCTTGCGGGATTAGGGATTGCAGCACCAGCGATTGCAGCCTCTGGTACATACGACTTATTGAATCCGGGGGAAATGTTTCGCCCCAAGGGTTATGCACAAAAGTATTCAGAAACTGGTGCGGAAGATAGACGTGAAACTTCTCAACCTGCACAAGAGCTTATCGAACGTTTCTTTATGGGGCGCACTGGCGAACCATTGAAATACGAAACAGCAAAACAAGATATTCCTGATTTAACACCAGGGCGTTACGCCAACTATCAAAACTTTCTTTACAACGAAAAAGGTTTGCTTGATCTAGGAATTATTAAAGGTACTGGTGAAAACTTACAAGGAGTACCAGAAGTACGTGCTCTTGGTTTTCCCGTTACTTTGCCAATGGCAGCAGGATTTACTGTTGGTTCCATTGCAGCACGTCAAGCAATGGTGCATAGTAGAACGCAAACTCCATCAGGCAAGACAGTAACGCATATGTATCCAGGGCGTGAACGCTCTATTCGCGGTATTGTTGGTGGCACCGTTGGATCTCTTACTGGTGTTGCTTTTGGTAATATGTTAAATGCAGCAATTGCCACGGCTAATCGCCCTCAACTACCTCCAGTTTCTGAATATACAGAAAACTTAGGCTGATAAAATAAACTTAACAAGTAAAGCGCAGAAACATGGTCCAGCTTCTTCCAGGTATTCAGCAGATAAATACCGATCAAAATGTTCCTACCAGTGGATTTGAAGCTCTGTTAAACCAGATTCGTGGCGCAGGCGCTAAAGCTACGGAGTTGGTCGATACGAATAGAGGTCTACTTGGTAAAGCGGCCAGGTACGGTCCCGGTGCTGGACGTACTCTTAGCGAGTTAGATGAAGGAGATTACTTAGGGGCTGCTGGCTCCGTAGGGGGTATGCTTGCCGCTGGAGCAGGCATGAAAGCATTGGCTGGTGCGATTCCTGCCGCTGGTCTTCCCGGTATGCTTGCCAAGGGCGCTTTGTATGCAGGCGGTAGTTTGGTAGGTAGTAACTTAGGCGCTGGTATTGCTGGTGGGCTAGGCAAGGCACTTGGCATGGGTGGGCGGGCAGTACAAGATACGGCAGGTGCTGCTGAACGCCGTCAGATGGCTCAAGGCCAAAGTCCTGGAGTTATCCCAGGCACTGGCAGCAAAGGCATTGAAAGCTTGACGGTAGAGCAGCTGAAACAACTTGCCATGACTCAGCCGGAAGTCATGGAGCGTCTGCTGCCAACTATTAATCGCGAGCGCGATGCTCAGATGAGTCGTCAGATGCAATTAAATCAACAACTTGGTCAATTGACTGGTGCGTTGAATCAACAGAAGTACATGGCTGAACTTGCTGGTGGCGCTCAATCTGAAGCTGGTGCAACTACTCGCACGATGTTGACAGCTCCTAATCCTTACGCTGCTTCTGCTTTCCAATACAGAGGTTAATAATGGATTTTTCTTCTGTTTTTAAAAAGGATATGGCTGGGAAATATTCAGGCTTGCCTGGTTTTTCTGCCGGTATTTCTTTAGGGGAAAATCTCACTACGCCATTAAACCAGCAGAGCAGTGGCCTGGGTGGTTCTTCTTTGTCTGCTTATGACAACCGTAGCGAACTAGGGCAGCTGTTGAATTATGCAGAGAGAATGGCTAGTTCGGAAAAACGTGAACAAGAGTTGAAGGCTAAACTAGCCTACGACAAAGAGCAGATGAAGCAGGCGTTTCCATACTTGATGGCCCGCGAGATCCCAAGGCAGATATCGGAAGGTTTTGCACAGAATGCGGCCCTTACCGTACTTGGTGCACGTAATGCAACTGAAGCAATGAATCAAACATTGCAAGCATATCCCCGAATGTCTTTCGCTTCGGCTCCGTATCAGTCCCAAAAATACTTTAGTTAGAATTAAATGGCTTACAGTTTCCCATCTGCATTTAATACTTTTGATCCTTCAAAAGCATTTTCTGGTGGGTATGGTAATTTTTCTGGGGCGAGCAGTTTAAAAAGTGGAGGTGGTATGGACCCTTTAAGCGCTGGTCTTGGTTTTGCTAGTGCAGGCATAGGCCTTATCTCTGGCATTGGCCAGCAAAAAACTGCTGCCAGTATTGCACAAGCCCAGCTTAAGGCACAGAATGCAGCGATGCTGGAAGGGCGTGAGCAAAACAAGGGAGCACTTGCGGGCTCTTTGTTTAACCAGATATTTGGAACTGGTACTGGTGCAGATATTTCTTTTGGTCGTGAGAAAGCAGCTAAGGAATTCTTGGTTGGTCCGTACGCTGAAAGATTGATGGGTTTAGGCTCAGAAGAATCAAAGCGAGAACGCCTGGCGGCCATCTCACCTGAGTCTAAAGAACGGGCTCGATTTGAGAATAGACTTGCTATCGAACGTGAAACCGCTGCAAGACTTGCTCAAACAAATGCTATGTTTGGACCAATCTCTTCTAGTTACATAGCATAAGGAGACAAATCATGGGCGGCAAAAAAGTATCGTACAATCCACCACCACCCGATAATACTTTTTCAAAGTATTTAGAGTACCAGCAAGCACGTGAAAAAACTTTAGATGATCGTGCTGCACAAGAAAAAATCGAAGCCGATGCTGCAACTGCAGCACGTAAGGCTTCCGGAGCCTCAGCTTACGGAGGGATAAAAACAACAACTCAACAACAACTTGCGCAGGGTTTAATTGGGTATGAGTCTGCCGCAAATCAATTACGTGATTATGCAGCCAAATACGATCTCACCCCTCCAGAAGCTGACATTGCCGAGCTGACTCAACAGTACACGGCAGCATTGCCCGGTAAGAGGGCTACGGGGATCTCTGCGGCTTACGAAGAGCTTCTTGGTCGCTCAGCTACAGCAGAAGAGTTAAGCAAGGGTCAGGAGCGATTCCAGCAGGGTTACTACGGATCAATGGAGGACTTTAAAGGTTCTCTAACTAAGAGTCAGGAATATCAGAAAAAGTTCAATCAAAGTTACTTAGATAATTACTATGACACAATGTTTGGCAAGCAGGCTGTCGACGAGAAAGGAGACAAGACTGGCAAGCGAACAATTAAGTTTGATTCAAAACTTCTTCCTTCTTACGGCGGTAATCTAGCTGATCGTACCAAGATCACTACCCCTGACTTTGGTGAAGGTTTTGAAGGCACTCCAGCAGAGCTGGAAGCACAACAACAAAACGTACGTGATACCAGGCAGTACTTGTATAGTGCTGGTCTTACTAATCTTCAAGGTGAGATTGACAAAGAAACTCAGTCCCTTAAGAATGAAGGCAGTAAGCAAGTAGCTAAAATCGGTGCCGCTGGTGGCCTGTACTCAAATCTCGTCTCTGGTTTCTGGGGATAAGCTTGGGTTGTTATAATTATTGAAGAAACATTTTCCTAATAACATGGGAACCGGAACTGCTCCTGCTGACGACTATTTCGATATTAATAAGTTTGAAGAACTCCTCAATCGTCTTGAGGCATCTAAAGGTCGTCAACAACGTCAAAAATCCCTTGAAGGTCGTCGCGACATCTTTGCTACCGGCCTTGGTAGCATGATGAGCAACTTCTAGTAGATGGTGATTCCAGAGGAACAAAAAGGAATTGACCAGGGTTTTAGCCTAGATGGCTTTACCGGACTCCTTACTCGTCTTCAGGAATCGAAAGATCGACAAGTTAAAAAATCTAAAATAACTGGTCGACAAGATCCCACTCCTCCATTGTCTGCGTTATCATGACCAGTAGTGTACCCCAGGGTCAGGTAGATGCTGACGACTGGTTTGATTTAGATAAGTACCGCCAGGCTGCTGGTGTTGCTTACGAATTCTCTAAAAAGAAAATGGAGGAGTCTGGTGCTCAAGAACGTGAAACAATCGGAAAAGGAGCAACCGAGCAGAGGACTTCGGCCCAGCAAGGCCAGGAGTTCAAGCAGCGTGACGAAGAAAGGGACTACGGACAATCTCAACGAGCTTATCGATATTGAGTTGTTTGACCGCTGGGTCGACAATCAGGACATACCAACCCAAGAATCATTTCATGCCTTTGCAAAAGATTGTTACTCATTAATTGAGTCCTATCTTTATGCAAGATTTTCTGGTTACTCAGGCTCCATATCCTCATGTGAAGCTTGGCTGAATAACCGTTACCCAAAACCAGATCATCGCAAAGTACTCCTAGATGAAATCCTGGAGATGCAAGAAGATCTTCGTAAGTTGCGTGAAGACATTGAAAATTTTGCCGTCAAGCGTGACGCAGGGGTGGCACGTATTGCTGCGATGCAAAAAGAGTTACGTTCAACAATTGGTCAGGTGGAATCATATACTTCTAACAAGGATCGCAAGGGACTGCTGATGGCTGGTGCTGACCAAGCAATCCGTGAGTTGCTTACTATTTTCAAAGACGATCCTATTGAGGGTCCACTGCATGAGGCGTCAATGAGTATATGGGCTAAAATGCAGTTAAGTGAATAAACGCAACTGACATGGGTGCTGGCACTGGTGATTTGAATAAAATGGGTGCCGCTCAAGAGCAGCAAGCAATGGAGAGCCAAGCAATGCGTCGTCGTGCTTTGGAACAATCCTCGATGGATCGCGGACAAGAGATGCGTTCAGGCATTGATTTTGGCCCTGGCCGTGCTAATAGAATTTCACCAGGACAGATGCAGAAATGAGTAAGAAGAAGATGCCGCCTCAGTTTCTTGAGTATCTAAAAAAGAAAGATGCTAAGAAAGAAGATGGTTCAGAGATGAATGACAAGGAAAAGCGTAAAGCTGCATTAGATAAGGCGCGTAAATACCAAGAGTCAAAACGTAAAAGGAAAGAAGATTAGGTTAGTATTCAGTAACGGTTAATTACTGAAAATGCCTGCACATACACACCTTGCTTATCGGCGTAACGCACAAGCGGCTGCGCAGAACCACAAGGTGCGTAAACGTGATGATGAAGATCTACTCCTAAGAGCACGGGACGACTTTGCTTTCTTTTGTGAGTACATTGACGAAAAGAAGAAACCAGCCAAGCATCACCTTGAGTGGCATCATCATCTTGTTCCCAACCAAGACAGTGACTGCCTTCTCAAGATTGCTGGACCCAACCTAGATTTACTTGCCAGCAGGGGTTCAGCCAAATCTACGGTCTTGGGTTTGCTTGCGGCATGGGCAATTGGCGTTCATACCACTGCCAAAAAACCTCTTCAGATCCTATATCTGTCTTATACGGTTGATATTGCACGTTCCAAGTCAGCAACCATCAAACGCATTATTGAAAGCAAGCGATACCAAGATGTCTTTCCTTCGGTTCGTCTCCTTAAAAACGTAACCAGTAACGAGTACTGGTCAATTGATTATCGCTTTGCAGGTATTGAAAACACAGGTGACGAGCAATTTACTTTATGTGCTGCGGGCCTGAAAGGTTCCGTTACTTCCAAGCGTAGTCACTTGGTTTGTATCGATGACCCTATCAAGAGTAGTGCTGACATATCCAACCCAGATATCCGGCGTACCATGCAAGATAACTGGAACGCCGTTATTGCGCCCACAATGTTTGAAGGCGGCCGTGCAATTTGCCTGGGCACCAGATTTAGGCATGATGATATTCATGCAACGACTTTTAATGAACAAAATAACTGGAGGCAGATTGTACTGTCTGCCATTAATACCGATGCAATCACAGGAGAAGAGGAATCCTATTGGCCCGAGATGTGGTCACTTGAGTACCTAAAAGAAAAAAAACGGCAGGCACCTATTGCTTTTTCTTTCCAGTACATGAATCAGATCGTCAGGCAGAACGAGCTTTCTCTTTCGCCTGAACTACTGGTCAAAGCTGAAATCGCAACTGAGTTTGATGCGTTAGGTATTGGGGTTGATCTATCTGCTGGGGTCAAAGAGAAAAATGATTACACGGTAATGATTCTTGGTGGACGCATTGGCGACCAGATTCATATTATTGATTACAGACGCCTTCGCGTCATGGGTAATTTAGAAAAGCTAGACGAACTAAAAGAACTTCTCAATGACTGGTCCATCATTGGTAAAGAGGAGAATGGTCTTTACTTCCCTACTTATTCGACATGCGATATATGGTCTGAGGCGGTTGCATATCAAGCATCTTTAGAAGCAGACTTTAAGCGTGTTTGCCTAAACAACGAAGGTTTGTACAATTTAATCTGGCACCCCGTTAAGGCATTCCGAGCCGATAAACTGGCTCGCTTTAGAGGGATTATGGGTATGTTTGAGGATCGCAAAGTAGTATTTAATCGGTATCGCAACTTCACGGTTTTATTTGAAGAGTTGACTAATTTTGGTGTCAGTAGTCACGATGACTGTCTTGATGCGTTGGTCTGGCTCATTACAGGTTTAATGCGCAAGGGTAATCTGCAGATTGATTTTTAGATAGTAAAATATTAAAAAAGCATTCAGGTCGTGGGTCCAGAATATATTGCACTTGGCCTAACGGCTCTCATCTCTTCGATAGGAGGTGGTAGCTGGGTTGCTAATAAAATTCTTGCCCGCGCACACGAAAGAGTGCGTACCCTGAATGACCTGTTACAAACACAAGAGAATCGGTTAAATTCATTGGAAAATCAATTGAACCGACTCCCCTTGGAGTACGTTCTTAAAGTTGACTTCTTAAGAGAAATTCAACTTTAAGAACGTACTCCAAGGGGAGTCG